TTTAGGAGATAAAGATACCTGCTCTCTTTGCAGTAGCGAATATGATGAAAACTGTGGTGGTGCAAAAGGTTATTTTGGCATGATGCCTGTTATTTTCTGTGAGTGGTGTTATTCATCGATCATAGATATGGCATCACAACATTTAGGGTTAGGAGAAGAATGAAGCATAAATTAGAAGATTGTAAGGTTAAGTTGAGGTCGATCTGGAGTTTAGCTCAACAGATTAAAGTTGGGGTTAAAACTAATGATGTGGAATCTCATGTTATTGTAATGTTAGCTGAGATGATTCAACAAGATGCCCAGCTCTTAGAACAGGAAGAAGAATGAGCGTAGAAGAAGCACTAAAGATTGCTAAAGAACTAGAATTTAGACAAGCCCATAATAAGTTGAAGCATTATCGACCTTATGAATATCAAGAGAAGTTCCATAATACGATAGCATCTCAAAAACTATTGATGGCTGGTAACAGAATCGGTAAATCATTTTGTGGTGCAGCAGAACTTGCTTATCATTTAACAGGGTTATATCCTAAATGGTGGCAAGGCAGAAGATGGGATAGACCGATTAGAGCTTGGGCAGGTGGAGCATCGAATGAAACTACTAGAGATATTTGTCAAAAAGAGTTATTCGGACAGCCAGACGATCCGAGTTCGAGAGGTACTGGCTCTATTCCACTAAAATTAATCGGTGACACTACAAGAAAACCAGGTGTGCCTCACGCCCACAACTCGGCTGTAATTAAACACGTCAGTGGTGGATGGTCGAGAATAGGTTTCAAAGCCTATGAAATGGGTAGAGAGAAATGGATGGGTGAATCATTAGATGTAATATGGCTAGATGAAGAACCGCCACAAAACATATATTCCCAAGCAGTTACCCGTACCGCAGATAAGGCTGGCATGGTGTATATGACGTTTACACCTGAGAATGGTATGACTGAAACTATCGCTCAATTTATTAATGATCTGAAACCAGGCCAGTTTATGATGCAAGCTGGTTGGGATGATGCTCCTCACATGACTGAAAGTGTTAAGGAACAAATTCTCGCAGCATTACCTCCTCATGAAAGAAAAATGAGAGAACAAGGTATTCCTTCTCTTGGATCAGGTTTAGTGTTTCCAATACCAGAGGATTTAATTAAGTGTGAACCCTTTGAAATTCCAGCTCATTTTCCAAGAGTATGTGGAATGGACTATGGTTGGGATCACCCAACGACAGCAGTATGGGTTGCATGGGACAGAGATGCAGACATTGTGTATATATATGACACGTATGGACAACGACAAGAAATACCAGCAGTTCATGCAGCAGCAATTAATGCTAGACCTAAATGGATTCCAGTAGTCTGGCCTAGAGATGGTAGACAAGCAGACAAAGGTTCGGGTGTTCCGTTAGCAGACCAATATAGAAACTTAGGCGTAAACATGATAAAAGGACGTGGTAGCACTTGGGGAGGTTGGTTCACTAATCCTGCAATAGCTGGACAGAAAGAGGGTTCTGGAGGTGTTTCACTAGAATCTGGAATAATGGACTTGCTTGAAAGGATGAAAACAGGTAGACTAAAGATATTCTCGAACCAACCTGATATATTTGAAGAATTAAGGATGTATCATAGAAAGGATGGTCGGATAGTTCCATTTAAGGATGACCTGATTTCTGCTATGAGGTATGCTGTTTTGTCATTAAGACATTCTAGGATTCACGAAATATCTCCTAGACAGTATCAAGCAGATAGCGATTTTAATATATTTACATAGGAGAGATAAACATGGGCGGATTTGTAAGGAAGATTTTTGCACCATCACCACCAGCATATACTGCACCAGCACCTGTAGCTGCACCTGCATATAAAGCACTTGCAAAAGAAGATGCTGCAATATTAGCACCAGAAGTTGAAGCACCACCAAAAATGTCTGAAACTATTGCTAAAAAGAAGCAAGGTAGATACTCAACCTTATTAACAGGTAAGGGTGGTTCACTAGGCGCACCAGATATTGAGCGTAAATCTATTTTAGGCGGTTAATATGGGTAAAAAATCACCCCCACAGCCTTTTATTGCTCCAATGTCATCTGTTCCAGATCAAGTAGATAGAACAGAATTAAATAAAGCTACAGCAGAAGACATTGATAAAGCTAAGAGAGCAAAAGTTTCTACTAAAAATGGCGCAGATGCACCACAAGCATCTTTATTAGCAGAAAGAGAGTATTGGAATAAAAAAGAATCCTTGCTTAAATAATGCAATTAGTACCTAATGCTGGACAAGAAGTAACAGATTGGATTATAGAACGAGTGGGAGTCACCTCCCTTAGTGATTGTACTAATTATGGGTTTTATGAAGATGGTAAGTTAGTAGGTGGAGTTGCTTTTTACGAATATAGAGTTCAGGATATTGTTTTTTCTGGCGTTATGGAAAAGGGTGGGTTTAATAGGCAGATGTTAAGAACATTGTTTAACTACCCTTTCAAGCAATTAAATTGTCATAGAGTTACAGCTTATACAGAAGTGGATAATAGACCAGCTAATTTATTCTTGAGGCGACTAGGTTTTACAAAAGAAGGTACTATGAGAGAAATCTCAGAGAATCTAAAAGATATTAACATTTACGGTATGCTCAAAAGTGAGTGTACTTGGCTATAGGAGAAAGAAATGGGATCGAAACAACAACCTTATGTACCGCCACCACCCGTAGATTATGGTGCGGAATCACGTCAGAGAGAAAAAGAACAAGCAGAAATGGACGACTCACTAAAAGCAGAAAAGACAGCATTACTTGATAAGAAGAAGAAAGGTAGGTACTCTTTATTGCTCACAGGTGGTGAAGGAGATCAAGATGATGCAGACATCAAAACTCGTTCTCTTCTTGGTTCAGGTAAAAAACCGTAGGAGGCTACAGTGGTCGAACAAATATTAAAACGATTAAGTTATTTAGAATCTAGTAAGCAAACATGGGAAGTTCATTGGCAAGAGATTCTTGACTATGTAATGCCTAGAAAAGCAGAAGTAACAGCTCAATATGCAAAAGGATCAAAACGTACAGAGAAATTGTATGATTCATCTGCTATTCATGCTAATACTTTATTAGCAGCATCTCTACAAGGCACATTAACGTCTGCCTCACTACCTTGGTTTCATTTAAGAGTACGTGATGAAAATTTGAATCAATCTCGTGAGACTCAAGTCTGGTTAGAGGATTGTCGTAATAGAATGTATAAAGCATTCAACTCGTCAAACTTTAATACAGAAGTACATGAGTTCTATCTTGATATTTGTTCTATTGGTACAGCCTGTATTGAGACAGAAGAAGCTTCAAATGGATTCAACTTCAGAACACTTCATATTTCAGAATACTTTATCTCTGAAAACCATAAAGGACAGATTGATACCTTATATAGGAAGTTTCAATATACCGCTAGACAAGCTGTTCAAAAGTGGGGTGATGCTGTAGGTGCTAAAGTACAAGATGCTTTCGAGAATAATCCAGACAAAAAGTTCACTTTCATTCATTGTGTAATGCCAGCAGAAGAATATCAAGGTAAGTACGATACTAAACTACCTTGGATAAGCTTACATATAAGTAAAGAAGACAAAAAGATTGTTCAAGAAGGTGGATATAACGAAATGCCTTACCTTGTAACAAGATGGTCTAAAGCTTCTGGTGAAGAGTATGGTCGTTCACCTGCTTATAATGCTTTACCTGACATCAAGACCTTAAATAAGGCTGTAGAGTTAGGCCTTAAAGCATGGGCTAAAGCTATCGACCCACCATTACTGGTAGAAGATGATGGTGTAATAGGTAGAGTAAAAACAAATCCTTCAGGTATTACTATAGTACGAAGAGACGGTGCAATTAAACCTCTTGATACTGGTGCTAGATTTGATGTTTCAGATATGAAAGAATCTGAATTACGTGGAGCTATTAAACAAGCGTTCTTTTCAGATCAATTAGAACTTCAGCAAGGCCCACAAATGACGGCAACAGAAGTTCAAGTTCGTTATGAGTTAATGCAAAGATTGCTTGGCCCAACATTAGGTAGATTTCAAACAGAATTCTTGAATCCACTGATTGAAAGATGTTTTGCTATTATGCAACGTAATGATATGTTCAATCCTGCCCCAGGTTCATTAGATGGTGTTGATATAGATATTGAATATGTTGGCCCATTAGCGCGTTCACAAAGAATGGAAGAAGCTACTGCTGTTGAAAGATTGTATGAGATGGCTGCAAACCTTGCTCAGATTGCCCCAGAAGTTATGGATAACATAGATCATGATGCTGCAATTCGTTCTCGTGCTGAGTTACTAGGTGTTCCTAAGAACATTATGCGTGACCCACAAGAAATTGCTGAACAAAGAAAGCAAAAACAAGAGCAACAACAAGAAATGATGGCAATGCAACAAGCTCAACAAGGTGCAGATTTAGCAGCAACTGCTGTACCAGTAGCACAACAAATAACACCTGATAATGTTGAACAAACACAAGAGGGTATGGAAGCAATTATGGGTGCTGTTCAAAATGCCTAAAGCGATTGCTAAAATCAAGAGAGACTATGCTGACTGTTTTGAGTCTGTATCTGGGAGTAAAGTCCTAGATGACCTACGCAGGGCATACCAATTACGAGAATCTTATGTAAAAGGTGACTCGTATGAAACCGCGAGGAGAGAAGGCGAAAGGTCTGTCTATCTTCGTATTTTAAATATGTGTAATATAAAAGAGGAATAAACTATGAGTGAAGAAATGGTCACGGAAACAACGGATAATGCTGTACTAGCACCTGTTGAGAGTGGTAACCAAGATTGGCGTGAGGCGTTACCAGAAGACTTGAGAGCAGACCCAACCCTAGCAAGTATTAATGATACCGAGTCAGCAGCTAAAACACTTATTCATCAGCAGAAGATGATGGGCAATAGAATACCCATCCCTAAAAATGATGAAGAAATGAGCGAACTATATACAAAACTTGGCAGACCCGAAACAGCAGATGGTTATGAGGTAGATGTTCCACCAGGTTATGAAAAATACTATCCTGAAGAAATGATGAGTTCATTTAAACAAACAGGGCATGATTTAGGATTATCACCTAAACAAATGCAAGGACTGGTTGAATGGCAAAAAGGTTCTGTAGATTATCAAATGAATCAAGAACAGATAGCAGGAGATACACAAGGAGTTCAAACTGAAGAAGTTCTGCGGAAAGAGTTTGGTGCTAATTACGATAAGCAACTAACATCTGCTCAAAGGGCGTTAAGAGTATATGGAACACCAGAACTACAGCAAAAGTTAGCTGATCCAAGATACGGGAATGACCCAGACTTAATCAGACTACTTGCAAATGCTGGTAAAGATATAACAGAGGACTCTGCAAGAGGTACTGCAAATAACTCTTTAGTAATGAGTCCTATGGATGCACGTCAACAAATCGATCAAATACAAGGAGATCGTTCTCATGCGTATTGGGATAATAAGAATCCTAAACACATGGATGCTTTGACCGAAATGGAGCAATTGTACGCAAAAGCACATCCAGAATAAGAAATATGGTAAGATAATAATCAAGCGGAGTAAAATTCGCTTGTGCTATAGCTGCCCGAAAGGATAACAGCAAGGCAAATGGTGGTTCTCAAACTCGTATAGTCAGCGTAATAGACAGGACACCCGAAAGGATAATGACCGTTTTTATGTTTAATTATATAGGAGGGCATTATGTCCACTCAAATCACAACTGCTTTTGTAGAGCAGTATAAGAATAATGTACTACACTTAGCGCAACAGAAAGGTTC